TGGCAAGACCCAAACACAAAAGAAGTGATACATAGAATTGTTATTAGGGACCAACAAGGTATGAAAAAATTTAAAAAAACTATGCGCGAGATTAACAAAAGTCCTGTGCAATGGTTAGAAGAAGCAATTGAAGAGACTATTGACAATCTTCGTTATTTAGTAGAAGCGGTCAATAGACTTAAAAAAAATAAGTCTAAAAAATGACTATGGCAAATGAATTTGTAAAAGAATGGCTTTATGAGTGTTCAGCTAAGTTCACTTTGAAAGACAACTCTGTTGAAAAATTGGCAAAGATGGGTACCCCACCGTCAAATTGCAACGTTGTTGTTGAGCCAGGAAGTTTACGAATGATACATGCACATGTTAAGGAGGTAAATGCCAATGAAAACAAGGTACCAGGAGTTAACAGAGAAGATCGAAGACAAGGAAAAATCGAGAAAAAATCTGTTGACCAAATTAAGTAAAGTAAAAAACAAATTAGGATATTATCCTGTTAATACTTTACAAATAGCAAAAAAAGCTAACGATGAATTAGTTAGCATTGTACAGTTGCAAGACCAAAAAAGACAGCTAGAACTGTAAGCAACTGACAAACACAACCAAAACTCGAAGTTTTGTTAAGGCTCTCTATACGCCTATTTTTCAACTAAAAGTTTTTAAACTTTAAATTGTCAAAGCTGTTGACAATATGGTAATAAAATATTAATTATTGTCTATGCGTGTTTGGAAAATAAAAAACGGCAAAAAAATAATAGTCTATCAACTGATTGGTGAGGTCAGAGTTACAAAAGGTAATTTTAAATTAAGTGAGAAAAGATTAGCAAAACAATTAGTAAAAGAATTAGAAAAAAAAGAATTAGATAAAACAGTTGTAAGACAAACTTTTAAAAATGGTTTTCAATTATTTGTAGAAAAAATAGATAATGATATTAAAAAAGGAATAATAAAAAAACACTCTGGTTTACCATACAAGTCTCACGTTAAATACCACATAGAGCCTTATATAAAGCCACAGGAAGCCGTTTATTTAGATGAATACAAATACTCGGATTTTGCTAGCAACTACATTGAGAGGCTCTCTCAGAGCCAAATTCCAGGCAAAAAAACCACCATTTCAGCTACAACCTATAAAAAAGTCATAATGACGTTTAGATTGTGCATTAAATTTTGGAACATACAAAACTTCTACACAAATCAATTAAATAGAATTTTAACCTACAGAACTAAGGTTCCTGCAAGTCTTAAAAAACAAATTAAAGAAGAGTTTTATACAACAGAAGGTGATGTAAAAATATTAATTAAAACAGAGAAAAGATTAGATTATAAAATTTTAAAAACTTTAGCTTTAGTTACCGGTGCAAGAACTAACGAAGTTTTGGCTGCATGTTTTGAAGATATAAAAGACGGTATTTGGTCCATAAGACATACACTTGATAATGATAATGTGTTTGAACCTTATTCTGCAAAAACAATAAAAGGTTTTAGAGAAATAAAATTACCATCAACAATAATAAATATAATTGAGACATGGAAAAAAATAAATTTAAATCCAAAAAAAGAAGAAGGTTTTACAAGAATATTTAATTTAGAAAAATCAAATGTTAATAAACATATTACCAGGCATGCTAAAAATAATAATATAAAATGGAAGGGTGGTTTATCTCCATTTAGAAAGCTATCATCAAGTTTAGTTTTTGATAAAGGTAATTTATCAGAGAAAGAATTTAGAACTAGATTTGGTTGGGAGGATTTAAAAACTTTTAGAAAACATTATCAAAGACAAACAAGAAAAAATTTACCAGACATAGATAATGCGTTTACAGAATTGAATACCATTGCCAGCAATATAATTGAGGTCGCAAATGATAATCAGATCACAGCAAAGAAAGAAAGCTGACCTATATGATAATGAGATAAGTAAAAAAATTCTCAAATCAAATGGCTTTAATATAAAAAGATTAAGGCAGCGTAAAGGTTGGACACAAACAAAGTTAGCAGAAAAACTAAGTTTGTATTTAAGCGGAGGTGAAACTAAAATGAATTTTACCTTTCAACAAATACAAAAATACGAAAAAGCTGACAATAAAACAAATTCAATTATTTTATATGCTTTGAGCAATATATTTAATTGTGCTTTGGAAGATTTTTATAAAAAAGAAGATTTTGATTTTCCAAAAGATCATTTTGTAAATGAAACGCAAGAAGCAATCGGAGCGTAGTTTATTCGTAGGCAACTGCTATTATTGTGATAAGCCTTTGTATAATACTGATGGTGGCTGGATAGTCTCACACGAGAAAGATTTAGCCACCAAATCAAATATGCGGTTCTGCCATGATGGAAGAGAAGGCAGCTGCTTTGATATATATGGCGAGTTCTGCAGAAGTTTAAGAATTGATGCAGAGTTTATAGGATATTCTACTTTTAATAATAATTTATGGAAAACCAAGCCGCCATTTAAAGACTTAATACAGGATTTTTTAAATCAAAAAAAAACCAAAAACACACAAGTAAACACACAAGTTAGCCAGGAAGCGAAAAAAAGTTAGATAAATGGCGCGCCCTGGAGGATTCGAACCTCCGACCCTCGGTTTAGAAAACCGATTGCAATTCAACTACTATTATTATTTATCAACCGTTAAGTTAAATGTTCGCAATTGTTCGTTGACAAAAGTACATATAAAAAACCTACGGTTTAATTATTCTTTTTTTAATTGAAAATAATTCACACACAAAAAACACACAAGTTTATTTTTTTTTCTTATCAGATTTAGAACGTAAAAAAAATATTTTACCTGATGCAATAATAAACTTATCTAATAAGCCAAAAAATTTATAAATTAATTTGTCAATCATTGTCTGTGCTTTCAAACATTTCAGAATTAGGAGAATTGTTTGCCAAGTCTTCTAAAAACTTGTTATCCTCTTCCTTGTTTTCTGTATTTTTTTCTTCTTTGTTTTTTGTTAGGTCTTTTCGTATGCCTGCCAGGACGTTTTCTAGGTTTAGGTCTGTCAAGTGTTGCCTCTTTAAACTTTCTTGCCATTATTTTTTAAAAATATTAGAAACCTTTATGCCAAAACTAGCTGCAACAATGGCTCCAAAAATATAAAAAATTTCTGACGGCATTGCAGATAATACTTTAGCCCAGTTCATAAATCTTTCTGTCTCACCAATTAAAGGCAAAGAAAGAATTACCAAGAACCAAATTAAAATAAGTTCATCTTTAAAACTTGAACCAGATTGTTTAATTTTTTCTAATTGAATTTCTTTAGCAGCATCTATCTCAAGATTTCTAATTATTTCTTTTTTTTTAATATGATGTTTTAATACGCCAATAGAATTTTCTATTAAAGTTTTTCCAAGTAAATTTAACAACATTAGTATAACCAACAGTTAGGTCGATGTGGTACTTCATCAGAAGAAAGTATATCGACATGAATAAAAGTTTTAGCAATGCCAAGACCTGTTACTTTAGAAGCAAAATAATCAATTAATTTTTTTCTGTGTTGTGAATTGCTTATATGTATATCTACTGCCTTTGAGGTAGTATGAGGTCCGGCAAGACCAGTTGAACTAACATTGTCATTGTGATCTGGACAACGATATGCGCTAGTTATTGTTATTGGACCCAAAACGTCTCGTGCTGTTTGTAATAAATCTAATAAGGCTGCGTGTATTTCTGTATGACCACAACCGCATTGACAAGTAAATTCTTCAAACTTAAAATTTTTCCATTTATCCTGCCATTGCTCAGAACTTCTTATAACTTCCATTACTTATATTCCTCGTAAATAATTTTAATTTTTAATTTTTTTTGTAATTTTGTTAAAGCTCGATTGATACGTCCGCCAGGAGTACGTCTTAAAACATTGCCATGTTTATTTTTATATTTGACACCTTTACTACGTTTGGCAAAACTTTTTACATCGTAGCCTTGAAACTCACCTGTCTTTTTATTTAAGGTTACAATATCTACTGGTCCTAAACCACCAAGAGGAATGAATACAATAAGATCAGGATTTTGTGCTAATCGTGCTTGTGCTTTAAGCTCACAAACTAAGCCTTTGATGTTTCGTGCTGCCACATCTATGCGCCTTCAGTTTTTATTTCCTTACATTCAAATTTTATAACGGTTTTACTTTGGTCGATGTATTCTTTGTTAAATTGTTCAAAGCTTTCTAAATTTCTAAACGTTTGCTGCGATATTGCATAACCAGCATCAACACAATCATAATGAGAGTTAAATTGATACCCAGGTATAGATTGCGAAGAGCATGTATTGTTTAACATGCTGCATAAATGTAAAATTAAAATAAACTTCATTTAAATTGAAAAAATCCTATTACTCCTGCTATTACTGTTCCTAAGAATACCAGTACACTTATTGCACCTTTACCTTTAGAAACGTCTTGTCTTAGTGATTTAACTTCTTTGTTTAATTCTTGTATGCTTTCTAAAATATGTTTGTGTCTTTCTGCACATATTTTTTCGTGTGATGATAGCCTCAACCCTGCTGCTTGTTCAGCATATCTTTTAGGCGTAATTTTTTTAGGCATTAGTATTGGAGACTGATGCCTCTTATTCTTGCTTCTTTACTTCCAGCTGCTTGATTAGCAAAAGATATTTTATATTTTAAACTTGTTCCAGCAGTTACAGAAAGATCATTTACTTTAGCCATCTTAATGCCAGTAGCAAAATCTGGTAAGGCAGTAAGAGTAGCAGTAGAATAATTTGAACCACCATCTGCTGAAAGTTGTAAAACTATATCTGTGTTTAATGCGTTTGTGCCTTGAAAATCTTGGTATGTAAGCACAGCACCCATCTTGTTAGTTGATGGAACAGTAATTGCAACACCATCAAACGAGCCAATTGCCGATACTGTATCTGAATAAGCTATGGAAGATTTATCGTTAGCATCGTGTGTAACAAGACTTGCATTGTTGCTAGATGCACCACTACCACCTTGATTTGGCTTGCTTGATTGTGAATTACTAACATCTCTTGCATATCCTTTACCGCCACCTTTTGCAGTTTGTGATCCGAAAGAGCTATCTGAGCCATCGTTTCCTTGTGTGCTTTCATTACCAGAGCCTTGACTTGTAGTTCCAGCAACAGAAATATTATACTGAGTATTGGCAGTAAATTTAAAATTTGTGTATTCAACAACCTCTGCACCAGCACCAGCACCGCTTAATCCATTTCCAGCAGAACCACCAGCACCTACAATTAAAACTCTACCAAAGCCATCTGCATTTGGAGTAAAACTTCCAGAGCCAGATAACCATTGTATCATTGTATCACTTCCAATAGTTGATGCAGTTCCACCAGATTTTGAATAACTTGATTGTGATGAAGTTAAAAATCTAACGATGACTATTCCAGAGCCGCCATTTCCTCCGACACCTTCATCGTGAGCCGCACCTCCGCCGCCTCCGCCAGTATTAGCACCAGCATCGCCACCATCACTATCAATTCCAGTAGAACCATTTTGACCATTGTTTAATCCGTTGGTATCGCCAGAACCAGCCGCAACTCCAGAGCTACTTCCAGCACCGCCGCCACCGCCGCCTTTACCACCATTTCCTCCAGTTCGTGAGCTATCGTCATACATACCTCCACCACCTCCACCGCCAAAATATACAGTAGAGCCAGTAATATCAGTTGACATTCCATCGCCGCCATCTGGTCTTTCAGTTCCATTATTACTCGCTAACTGAACAGCATTTCCAGCAGAACCAGCACCACCTCCGCAAGGATGGTCTTGGCTTGTAAAACCTCTTGAACCATTAAATCCAGAGTGTACTGTTCCGCCTTGGGAAATTATTGATGATATATATTCAAGTGTATTTCTGTTTGTGTTAGTTAAATTCGTAATTCCAGAACTATCTTGAAATACATCAAAAGATGCAGAGTTAGTATTAGAGGCATTAAGATTTTCTTGCGTGTGTACTCTTAATCCTAATGTAGAAATATCATTAACAATTTTATTATCATCAAATGATGTTGCGTGTTGTTGAACACTTGATTGACTTAATCTTGCATCAGCAAAAGTACCTGTAGTAATTTTACCTGCATCTAAGTTTGGAATATCATCTGCTGTAAAACCACCTGCTATAATATTTGCTAATTCTCTGTTTCTACTCATATTTATTTACCTCGCTGTACATGGTACGTTGTTTGAACCTATTAATGATTGACCAAATGCCATGTAGATGTATGTATCTCCAGAACCATTATTACCACCATCAGTACTTCTTAATTTAAAACCATTAGACAACATATCCATGCTATCTGAACCAGAACTTTCAGCTACATTTTGATTAGGAAATAATCTTAAATTATTTACATTTGTTGGGTCTCTACCTGTATCATTAATAGTCCAATTAGAAGTACCATTAGTATGTTTAATCATAACAAAAGCAGGTTTAAATCCTGTGTAAACAAATGTTCCATCACTTGACCCATTTCCTGTGTATGTACCAAACTTGCTAAAACCAGTTTTACTAGAAAAAACATAAGCTATAAATTCATTACCATTTTCATTTGTTCTTCCAGAATTACCAACTACAAAATGTGTTGCATCATCATTATCACCATTACCAACATAATAACTACCTGTTCTAGCATTATTAAGATTTAGGCTTAAATGATAATCACTTTTAAGAGGAGTAAAAGATGCTCTTACAACCCATTCTATACTAGAACCATCTAATCTTTTAATAATAATAAAATCTGGTTTTACACCTAATCCATGTGCAACTTTAGTTTCTTGACCATTACTAATATCACTATTTCTTCCTGTGTATTTAACTATAGAAAAACCTGCTGTTGTATTTGCTCTGTAAGTACAAGCATTTATTGCACCATTACCAGAGCCAGAGGCAGATACACTTGTATTACTATCACCTGCTTTCCAGTTCCAAGCTACAAAATCAGTACCACTTTTATTAAAACCATCAGTTCCAGTATTTGAACCCATTACAGTAGAAAAACCATCAGATGTAAAAGCTGATAAATAACCATAAGTTGAGCTACCTGAAAGACCTTCTGCTTGACCACTATTAGAATGTATTTCTGTATTATTACCTGCACCTCTTACAGCATCATATAAATAATGCCATGTTGTATTATCTCTAGCCTTAACCCATGTTAAGTCAGGTTGAAAACCAACACCAGTTTTTGTACTACTAGAACCTGTTCCTGTATAAGTTAAAGTATTAAAATGTTCTGTTGATTTATTAATTGTTGTGTATGCCATATTATAAATTTAATCCTTTCGTACAAAGAGCTGTATAGTTTGTTGGGGGTTGATGTTGAAATATTCCTAAATTTTCACTAGCAGAATAACCATTACCAGAATTTGAAGATACTGCCGTTGTTCCGAAGTAGCCATTGCCATAATTTACATTAACTGTACTGTTATAAAGTACAAAACTTGGTGTCCAACCATCTTGACCAATAGTAGATAACATATTTGTAAAAGCAACACCTTGACTTACTCCATTTTTATAAAATGTTAGTTCTCCATCATCAAGATTTAAAGCAACACCTATAATGTCATTAGTTGTATAAGTAGCACCATAAGATGCAGAAGAACCATCTTCATATTTATAACCATTAGCATTATAATGCCTTCTTAAACCAGAACCACCTGCATAATTACTACCTACAACTCCCCCCTCCATAGCATTACCTACTGTTGTTGGTTTAAATTCCCAGTAATATTTTCCAGTTGTTAAATAAAAAGTTGACCTAAATTGATGAAAAGAACCATCGCCAGAAGCAGTTGTATTTCCATTGCTATAAGTTCCCTCATCATCAGCAGTAACATCTAAAGGATTTAATGTAGCAAAAACATTGCTTGGATTATCTTCTGTTTTTGTAAGTGTACCACCACCAACTGTTAAATTATTACTTTGACCAGATTGGTCTGTTACTGAGTTACCATCTTTTAAAATAAAGAAACCATTAGTTCCATAAGATACACTTGGAGAAGTTTTAATTTTCCATTCTCCAGTTGTGCTATCTGTTTCTCCAAATGCTGATGCGTCATAAGCTGTGCCATCTATGAAATGAATATGTGACATTGAGCCATCCATATAATTTGAAGCACTATAAGAATATCTTCCAATATAATGAGCATTTGTAGTATTTATATCAGTATCAGTATTTTGAGGTAAATAATTTGCTGTATCAAATACACTTATTTGTTCTCCATTAATATAAATTTTAACTCTGTTGCTACTTGTGGATTGTGTAGTATCAACTGCTACAACAATATGATACCAAGCTGAGACATCTCTATATAAAGCAGAAGTTACTAAATCATATTGAACACCACCGACACTATATAAAAATCTTATATCCCCATTTTGAACATTATTTCTAATTATTTTTGTTCTATTATTAGAATCAGCACCAACAGATAACAAAGTATCAATATTAGTATTTTGAGAAAATTTACACCAACTACTCCAAGTCCAAGTTTTTCTATTACCACTACTTGATGGTGTTCTTGTTAAATATGTACTAGCCATTAGTTAAATTGCGCTCCTCCTGTTGCACCGAAGCTAGAAGTAAAACTAAAAGCTCTATCTGCTGTTTGACCTTCGGCATCGGTTATTCTGATTGTAAAATTGTATTGTGTTGCAGTAGTTGAACTACCGCCAAAGTCTGTTGTTGCTAAAACTCCTGCTGATGAAAGAGTTACATTAGCTGTTGTTAAGTTAGAACCTACCTCTGAAAATGTTACCGCACTATCTGATGAACCTGTAATTGTTGCAATTGTGCCTGAGAAATTTCCTGCAAATGTTCCAAGTGAACCTGCGTTTGTAGAAAATGTAGGTGCTGTAGATGCTGTTATAATATTGTTTGTACTTCGACCTGCGTTACCATCTGGATTTTCTATTCTTACATAGTAGTTACCTGATGCTAAAGTTACATTAACTGAAAGTGTTGTAGCGTTTGTAAATGAAACTGTGTTTGCTCTTGTTACTGCACCAGTAGAAGCATTAACAAAATCTACTTGTGGTATTGATACAAAATTTGTTCCAGTAATATTTATTGTTGTAGCTGTTGCAGGTGCAATAGTTTGAGAAACATTGGCTACTGTTGGTTTTGTTTCTTGTGCATCTACCCAAGATAATTGATTTGTGCTTGAACCATTACTAGCCAATACTTGACCATTTGAACCTGTATTTTGAGGTAATATTAAAGTGTAACTTTGACCTGCTGAATGAGGTGGTGCTTTTATTTTTACACCATGAGTATTAACATGACAGTTTAACTGTATAGCACCATCTACACTTGAACCATCACCTTTTACAATTAATGTTGGTGAAGGCAATCTATCATTATCTATTGTTCCTGATGTAATATTCGATGCACTAAAATTTGCTAAACTAAAAGTACCAAAACTTGTTACTGACAGAACATCATTTGCTGCTGCTGCTTGAGCCAATACAATTGAAGTTCCGTTACTAGCTGTAAAATCTGCAGGTAATAATTTAACACCATTTAAATAAATATCTGCAAACGCAGTTCCTCCAGCAACATCGTAAGTTAATGATGTTCCTGCATCATCTGTTGTAAAAGTTGTTTGACCAGCTGTTGCAGTAAATTGAAATCTTTGTGAGGTTCCGTTTACACTAGAACCTGCAAGCGCGTATGACGAACCATCAAATACTTTTAATTTATTTGCTGTCGTATCAAAAACTAAATCTCCTAAATCGTTTGAACTACTAGGGACCCCAGCTTGTACTCTGTATCTTGCAGCAAAACTATTAACGCCAGTTATATTTGTAGCAACTGTATTTATATTAGAAGCGTTACTGGCTAAAGTAGATAAACCACTTAGTCCTGCAAGTGTATTAATATTTGAGCTGTTTGAGTTTACTGCATTAATATTACTAGAATTTGAATTAACTGCAGATACAGCAGCCGAAATATTATTAACACCAGTTATTGCTGCGCTTATATTATTTAAATTTGTTAATTCTGTACTTTGTCCAGCAAGTGTTGAAATTTGTGTATTTAATCCTGCAACAGTTCCAATATTATTTGAACCGGATAAATCTGAAGCAACTGTATTTACATTCGCTTGATCTGCAGTTGATAATTGTATTTGTCTCCATTGTGTATTACCAAGATCATAAACCTTCATGACATTGTTAGTAGTGTCAAAATATAATGCACCATCTGTTAATGCGTTTCCGTCATTATCAACAGAAGGATTAGAAGATTTTGCACCTAAAAATCTATCATCAAAATTATCTAAAGCTGCTTCTGCAGCTGCTTGTGCAGTTTGAGCTGCATTACGAGCTGTCTCTGATGCAGTTTGTGCAGTTTCACTTGCTTGTCTTGAAGTTTCTGAAGCTGTCGCAGAATTAGCTGCGTTTGTTTCGGAAGTTGCAGCTGCGGTTGCAGAATTAGCAGCATTTTGTTCTGAGGTAGCTGCTGCTGCAGCACTTACGCCAGTTGATGCAACGTCTATAAGTAAATCGTATTTTGCAGAATTTGCATTAGTTGTTAAGGGTTGTGAACCAGACGATGTATGAGCCTGGTTAACCATAAAGATGTTAGAAGTAGATGTATCTTTGATAATATCTCTAACATTGTAAGCGGTTCCTGCCGCCCAGTTTCCCTTGTTTTCACCAATTGTAGATGTAACAGATAATTCACCAGAACTATCAAAACCTAAAACTTTATTTGCTCTTTCTGTTGGACCAACAGTAAATTCTGTGTTGGTCATTGTATTTGTTCTTGATAATTTTAAAGAACGATCAACTTCTTCTTGTAATTCTTGTGCAATGATAACTGAACGGTCTAGTCCCTCTTCGTGCGTTTCTGCTGGAAAAGGGTCGTTACTTATATAATCTATACTTTGTATTTGGTCTGTATCACGCAGCAACACAACCGTTTCTGTAGAAGTAGGTATGTTGCCTGCAGTAAAGGTTATTGAACCTCCTGATGCATTACCAACATTAGCAATCGTATAATGAGTTGTTAATGTTTTTGTAACTTCAACACCAGAGGCATTTCTAATAATAACCTTTAAATCTGCAGACGATAATACTTTAAACGTATAGTTAAAAGTTGATGTACTATTGTCGCCAGAATAGGAATTCTTGACAATAGTCGTAGAGATAGTCATTGTTTATTTTTTTCTTTTTCTTAACTTCCTAAAATCAGCTGCATCAATCTTTTTTTTATTACCAGCTAATCTTGCTATTTTTTTTTGTTTGGCTGAAAGTTTTTTATTACGCATTATTTTTTCTTCTTTCCTTTTTTAACTTTCTTAGCTTTTTTCATTTTAGGCATCATTTTGCCTTTTTTTCCATAATGTCCTGGCATTATTCGTCCTCCTCGTTGTCTTTATCTTCATCTTCATTGTCATTGTCATCATCTTCCCAAGAAGTATCATCTTCAAATTCAATAGATAAATCTTCCATTGTATGACCATCGTCATCTTTGATTACAATTTTATTTTCTTCGATAATTTCTTTAATAGATTGCTCAACTATCTCTTTAATTGATTGTGGCATTTTTTTTTCTCCTGTAATGTTTGTGATTTTTAAAAAAGAACTCGATATTTTTATTCGAGGTTATCTTTTTCTATGCCAAAAATTGTCAATATTGGCAAGAATAAATTTTAAATTAATTTGGTGAAATATCTCCTGGTTTCCACCAATACTCTTGTTGAGTGTCCCTTAAATAACTATTAATTAATCTGTTTCTTCTTCGTTGTACGTCAGGGTCAATTAAATTTGCAACTCTATCTGCTATAAGTCTTTCAAAGGCTAATCTTAAATACCATATAGAACTACCAGGCGTGTACTGTTTTAACATTCTAATTATTTGATTTCCTGGGTCTAATTTATCACCTCTTATTGCTTTCATTAGTTGTCCTGGTCCTAATTTATATAAATTTTCTACTAATCCTGCTACTGGTCCCATGGCAGTAGAAGTCATTGAACCACCAAACCTATTATGATCTGCAAGGAAAAAATCACCAAAAATACCTAGTCCACCACCTGTCATAAGCATTCTAGTAAAATATTCTCCTGGATTATTTTTTATATAATCACGAGAAGTTGGCTCTCTTCCTTTTGTTAATTCTCTTAACTCAAATGCTAGTGAACCCATAATCGCAGAAGAAATAATTAAGTCTGCAAAGTAACCAGCTTTTGCTTTTCCTTGTAACCTCATTGCTCTATTTAAATGTGTAAACACAAGTGTAAATGCAAATGATTTAAACATTAAACCAGATAATGCTGCTTCTCCAATAATCGTACCAGGTTTTGCTCTTGCTAAAGCTAAAGCTTTAAATTTTGCGCTTGTTGAAGGTACTGCAAATTCAGTTTCACTTGATATAAGATCAAACATTTTTGTTGCCAAATTTTCTGCTTCATCTGCAGTAATATCTGTTCTTGCTCTTATATCGTCTGGTCTTAAAAATGTAATATCTTGACCTGCAACTTTAGGGTCATCAATACCTGCATCGTATAATTTTGTTTTTCTAATTACGTTCCAACTATCGCTATCAATACCATAACGTTGAAACATACGTTTTGTACCAGGTAATAATTCATCAAATGTTTTATTTACATTGTCTGAGAAAAAACCCATCAACTCCATACCAAAACCCCAACGACCGCCTTGTGTTAAGTCTGTCAAACCAGAAAGTTTTAAAGTTGCATCTGCAAATCTTCTAGTTATCTCAGGAGCTTTTGTATCTAAAGTATATCTTTGTGAAACATGTGCAACAGTTGCAAAACTTTCTGCAATCAAACCACTTCTTAAAGCAACTTTACTCATTGTCTTATCTTTTTTTATTGCTTCACCTAAAATTTTTGTGGCTCTTTGTGCTTGTCCAAATGCGCCTATGTCATTGAATTGTGCTGTAATTCTTCCAAAGTTAAAATCTCCAACAGCAAGGATTGATGCTGAACCTAAAACAGAAGAAGTTATAATTTGTCTTATACCAGCCATAGTTCTTGCAAATGGTATATTAGCAGGAATAGTTAATTGACCTTTAAAAAAAGCAAAATAATTATCTAATCTATCTCTAAAATTTGCAATTCTATTTTCTTCTGATTGTCTAAAAATACCTTTTCTTTTTAAATTTCTATTTTCAACACCAGATATTCTTAATTTATCTTTTATGTATCTATGGGTAAACTCAGGATTTGGTCCTAATCTTTTTAACATTGCTGTATCACGAGCCATTGATTTTATATGACCCATCATAATGCTAAATATATCACCTTCACCAAAACGTTCAGCGTATTGCAGCCAACTATCTGCGTCTTTAAAAATTAAAAATCTATGATCTAATCTTTTGTTTGATAAACTTGTGCCTTTTATTGAACCAGGTTTTAGTTTTTTAACACCCAACTCTGAAATATCTTGATAAACTTTAGCTAATACTAATCTTAAACTTTCTTCTGTAAACGGAAGACCAGTTGAATTGTCAATCATTCTTCCAATATTTAATTTTGGTATTACAAATTCTATCCACTCATTTACATCAGCTTTTCTTACTTTTATAAAGTCATGCAACATTGGAATTCCCCAATCTTTTAATTTAGGAATACGTCCACCATATTTATTAAATCGTAACCTCATTCTCTCAGCAGCAAGGGTCCATGACTTTGCAAATTCGTTAGCACTTTCATTTGCAGACTTACCATTAAATAAAGCTCTAACAACGTCCATCATCGTAGCTTTCTTTTTTTTATTAATGTAGCCACCAATAGACGGTCTAAGTTCTGCCATTAGCTCATCTAAATATTTTGTAGCAAGAGCTTCTTCTTGATAGATTAAAGTTTCTAGTGATGCATAAGTTGCGTTTTCACTTCTAACATAAATAGCTTCAGCTGCTTCAAATGTATCTGCTTCACCTTTTGGGTTTCTGTAAGTTTCTAATTCTAAATCAATTCTTTTAAGATTTTGAAATTTAAGTCTATTGACATATTTTTTGTGTGCTGCATCAAACTTTAATTTATTGTATGCATCTTTTGCAGCTTTACGACTTGCTTCAGTTGGAGTTAATCCTTCACCAATATATCTTCGTTCTAAATTTTCTATAAGTTCTAGTTGTTCTTTTTGATTTGTTTCTGAAATTTTACCTTCATCAAATGCATTATTAACACAATTTTTATAACTCATTGACAATCCTTCAATCTTTCTAGTGTTTCATCTAATTGTTTTTCTTCATCTAACAAATCTTTTTTAGTTGTAGTTTCAATAATTTCTTCACCAGTATTTTCGTCTAATCTTATTCCTGTAGGAATTTCTGTATTGTCAGGCAAAGTATCTGTAATAGTTTGATCTATATTTTGTACTTCGTCTTCAAATATTTTTGTATCGTTGTGTGGGTCAACAAATTTTTGCGGAACGCTTATGTCTTCTGGTTCCGTTTGTTGTTTTGATACTGCTGGTGTCTCAATCGGAGCATCGTTAGATGCGATTGGTCTGCTAGAGCTAATCCCATCAAAATCGCCTCGTTGGTTTGCTCTTTCGATAGCTTCGAGGAAGAGTTTTTGTCCTTCTGATTTTTTTCCTTGTTTAAAGATTTTAGCTGCGTTGTTGAGGTCGTCTGAGAGAGTTCCGACCCTGTTTGCGATTGTGTTGATTTTGTCGATAATTTTACCACTTTCAATAACCTCCTTTTCATTTCTAGCTTTGTTTAAAACATTACCAGCTTTTTGTAGTGTTGTATCACCTTCTGATGCTGTTTTAAATATTGATTTTATTTTTTTTAAATTTCTCGATGCATAATCTAATAAAGATGCACGCTCTAAAATTAATGCTTCTTCTAGCTCTTCTGTACCAAATAAACTGTCAGTTGTTGTTTTTACTGTAGGTAAATTATTAATTTGTTCTAAAGCTGATTGCATTTCACCTTTAGTATTAAATTTTCTTTGATACAAAGCACCCATAACATCTTTATGAATAGCTTTGTTTGTAATTACTTCACCAATCATAGCTGCAAGGTCTTCATCAACTTTACCGGATAAATAAAAACCCCAGGCATCATCACTTAAATTTTTTAAGCCAACAGCATTTTGAAATAATTTTAATCTTGTTGGAATACTTTTTTTTAAATTTTCTACATTTATATTAAAATTTTTTCTTAAAACTCTTGCTGCATCTGTTGCGGTTCCAGTATTATTTCTTAAATTTATCATTAAACCAGAAAGCAAAGCATCTTCTGGTGTATGACCATCTGCTTCTTTAAAAACGTGAGCTAATAATTTTGTTTTTTGACCTTGTTTTTTTAATCTTTTTGCAAGACCTAATCGTTGGTGTCCATCAACAATTGCTTTTCTTCCGTCTCTAAATTCAAAAACTAAAACTGTTCCTGCAGAGGGTTGGTCCCATTCTGTAACATTTTGTAATTTATCTGAAACACCTCTAACATCACCATCTGTTTTATATTGAAAAGTTTGCGCATCAAATTCTATTTCTTCTGGGTCAAATGTTTTTATAAAAATATTATCTGTTTTATATAATTCATCTGTTTTTATAGGATTTACAGGTTTTTCGTCTAAAATTTTTGGTGGTTGTTCATCAACAATTGATCTTGCTGCAGTATCAATTCTTTGTTCATGTTCTAATTTTGCAGCTTGTGTTTCTACTAACGGATTATCGTCTGTTAATACTTCTTTTGTATCTGCTTCTGGTATTTTTTCGTTTTTGTATTTAGGATTTGTATTTACTGCTTTGCTATAAATATCATTTATAGTTTTGTTTGGCAGTTGTTGTAATTTATTTTTTAAAAAATTATAACCTTGTGCTGATAGTTTAACACCTTTTATTGCACCCTTTCCTGCACCTAAAAATGCAGGTCCTAATAAAGCTCCACCAGCAAATGCGTAACCAACATTTTTTGCACCTGTAACAAAACCAGCATCGTCAAAGCCTAAATCTTTTCTGTATTTTTGAGATATAACTTGTACTCCAGTTTCACTAGCTGCTGCTAAAATACTTTCTATTTTACCGATTTTCCATGCTGCACCTAAAAAAGTTTTAGGTGTTGAATACATAAATCCTATTGGAACAGTAGATAATACTAAAGGGTCAACCATAGCTCTACCAGCTATACCTGCAAAACCTCCAAATTTACCTGCTCCTGTAGCTCTTTCGTTTATATCTTGAAATTCTTGCAAAGCATTTTTTGCATCAATAGATATTTTTTTTGCAATTTGGTCTGGAGTTCTTAATGAGTTAGCATCTAAAATAGAACCAATCTCAGGATTTTCATTTGTTAATTTATCTATTTGTAAATGAAAATCTGATAATCTATTTTTTTTACTTACAAATCCGTCAATGTTTGTTTCGGCAAATGTACTAATTGTATCTTCTTCTAAAGGATTTACAAAGTTTGTATGACCATTTTCTGCTAGCAAAGATACAACATCACCATAAGCATCATATAAATTTTGATTTTTTGCAGTTGATACTTCTGATTTTGACATAAAATTCCATGCTGCTTTTGCATTTTCTGTAAAAGATGTTCGTTCACCTTTTGCCCAGTTTTGCTCAGCAAGCGGATTTCTATTTTCGTTCTCGTCTAAAAAAATTGTCATTATCCAGCCTCATCAGAAAATTCTGGTAATTCATTCGGTCTTTTTAATTCTAAAATTAAATCATCTTTAATTAAATTTAAATTAATTTTAAAATAATCTACGTTAGTTAATTTTCCATCTGGTAAACCATTTAATACTGGAATTAAATTAGGCTCATTGTCTGTAGGGTGATCTCCTAAAAAAACAATATATTTGCCATAACCAACACTTACAAAATGTGGAGGTTCATTTTTAAAAATATCTAAAGGTTTTCCTTCAGTATTAATTGCAATTTTATTGTTTGCAGCCTTTTGTAATAAATTTGGATTGTTATTTAAAATTTGTTCAACCTTAGAAAAATCATCTTGTTTAATAAAATTAGGAACATGTACTTTATAACCTCTTGATGTTTCAGCAGTACCACCAACTTTTTTGCCGTCTGGTCCGTTTTCTTGACCAATAGCTTCTTGTAAAGCTTCTTCATATAAACTTGAATTAAAACTACCACTATCAGCTTTTTTACCTTTTTGATCGAATATTTTTTTTGTATAAATATAATCTGCAATATTTACTGCGGCTGTAAATGTATTAGGATTATCAATGAATGCAGTTTTGTATTCTGAAACAATTGCAGAATATTGTACATTGCCTGATGGTACAGTTGCTTTAAAACCATCATCAGAAAGTTTACGACCTATCAAAGCATTTTTAACTACTTCGTTATTATTTGTAATTAACGATAACCCACCAAGATAACCAAAAAATTGACCATTTTTATTTTGTCCTAGTTCAGCAAATGCTTCATCAGATTGTGAACCAAATGCTAAACTCATTGTAGAAATAACTCTTTCTATATTTGCTGGGTCTTTTTCACTATCAAAATAATTTGTAAGTTGTGATCGTTCATCATTAGTAAAAAATCTTTTTGGAGCATTGTTTTCTAATGAAATTAATGTTCCAATCGAAACTCTTTTTTTACCAATCCCAACAAATTCAGATATATCACCACCTTGTAAAACATCTGATATAGGTAAACTATCAGGGTCATAAAAAGATAATTTAGATGCAGTACCTATAGGGTCTTTTTCAATTTGATCTACAAAATTTGCAGTATATGATTTTATAAAATCAGAACGTAATTTTTTATCTCTACTTGTATTAACACCTTGTATTCTATCTTGCTGTTCAATATCGTCAGAGGTTGAAATTAAATTATTTAATTCTTGTCGGTTTTGTGTTTTTAGAAATAATAATAATTCTCTTTTAACATTAAGGTCTTGCAATCTTTGTAATAAAATTGGGTCATCAGAATTTTTTGCAAGCTCTAACATACTTGCATATTCTTCATTTGTTACATCTTCAAAATTTTTTGTAATTCTATTTTCTTTTTCTTTTAAAGATGTTTTTAATATTTGTTTATTTTCTTTTGCAACACCAACTCTATATTTTTCTATAGTTTGAACATCTTTTGCATCTAAATATTTTGATTTTTTTGCATAAGAAATTCCTGCTGTTCTATCTTGTGAAACTAATCTTTTTGCATAAGCAATATCTCTTTCTTTAAACCAAGCATTTTTTAAAGCTTCAGTATTCGCTCCATATAAAGTTTTTACTTTTTCTGAACTCCAATAATTATTTGCATCTTGTTCTGCAAGCATTTGTAAATCAGTTGTTTCTGCATAAACAAAATCTTTAGATAATTTATTTTGTGATGAAAGCTCTAAACCTTGTGAATGAATTGCAAAATTTTTATTAGCAGAATTAGTTACAGAAATGCTATCTTTTAAAAAATGTTTATTAGCAACAGACTTAAATAAATCTTTAGTAAAATTGTGTTTGTAATTTTGTGTTAAACCTTCAAATGCTTTGTTGTAACCATTTTGATAAAATGCTTTAGCTGCATCTGGGTCTGTCATTTTTGATGCTTCTAACTTAACTTCAGATATACCTTTAAAATTTTCGTTACCTTCTATCAACTCTCTTTCTTTTTCTAAAACTTCATTTTCTGATTTTCTTATTTCATATTTTCTAAAAAGTTGTGTAGCAGTTTTTCCGGCTCCACTTATAGCGTTACCTATTTGTGTTGCAGTAGCCTGGGATATTCTCATATTAGGTGTAGTCTCAACTGCTGAAGTTGTATCTGTAGGTCGTATGTTAGGTGAGTATAATTTTATAGCCATATTATATAAATCCTAATGTTGATGCGTCTGTTAATAAACTTGATGCAGCATTAAAATAACCTGCTCTTTTGGCTACACGTCCTCTGTATCTTTCAACATTGGCTGCAGCTCTTTGCATAACTGCTGCGTTAAGTTGTTGTTCTTTTCTTACTTCTGCATTGTATTTTAGCATGTCTCTATCAACATCAACTAAGTTTTGATTTTCGACCACAATATCAAATGCAGTACCAGTTCCTAATTCTACACCTGAGCCTGCTAATTGATTTTTTAATGTACTGTCTTGTCTTTCAGCATAATAATTAAATCTTGGTAAATCGTATTGTTCGTAAACTTGATAACCTTGTTTTGCATTTTGTTCTTTTACTAATGCATCACGGTCCATTAATGCAGCGTTATAATTAGCTGCTTTCTTTGCTGCGTTAGCTGCTATTATACTTCCAAAAAAACTCATCTTTTTATAATCCTCGCATATCTAATATAATCTGAACCATCTGGTCCGTAATTTTTCATAATTCCTTCAGACTTCATTCCTAACCATTCTGCAAAACGATGACCTTTTTTAAAATCAGCTTTGACAGTTGTTTGTAGTCTTTTTAAATTTGTTGTTTCAATTAATACATCTGTTTTCTTTTTAAAATGTTTTGCAAACACGATGTAATGTTTCCAAATATCTTTTGTTGCCATAACCCAACCTTCAGCAACACCGTCCCACAGCATAGATATGCCGCCTGCCGCAATAGGTTTATTGTTGACTAGACCTGTAAACGACAACCCAACTTGTTCTAAATACAAAGCATATTTTCTATGCTCTGGTTTTAAATAGAGTTCTGATGCATTAAGCTCCTGGCTTAATATAAATTCTGCATGCTCGTTTTTAAAAGGTACTATTTCAACTTTATGTGTCGTATAGTTCAAGTCTTGCATATATTGCTAAAATAGTCATGGGTAAGGGTTGTTCTTGTTTTACTAAAACAAAACCATCGGTCCCATAATCACTTGGAAACTCTGTCTCTTTATCACCAGTAAATAATGGAACTGGGTCTGACATAGCAGCAGAGCTATCTCTAAACGGTATTTCGTCTAAATTACTTTCGTTAGGTCCTACTTTTGCACCAACTGTTTCAAAAAATCTAACTGTAACATCGTAAATTCTTTTTGTTTTAGTTTGGTCGGTACCTCTTGCGCCTTCATCTAGTCTCATTGTTTGTAGAGATGAAACATAACCTAAACCAACTTTTGCAGTTGTTGCAGAACGATCTAAAGTTATTTGACCAGAAGATACAACACGGTCTGGGTGAGTTGCACCATTAACTATAACTTTTACTGTTTCACCTTCTAAATGAGATAAACCAGATAAAGTTGTAGTTGCAGAACCAGAATAACCTAATCCACTATCTACATAATGAAATGTTGTTAGTGAGGAATTAAAATCATACGGTGTCAAATATTCTACATATTTTTTTGTTGAGCCGTTAATTGTTCTTTCAACAATAACATAAACTTGATCTTCGCTTGTATCTATATCTATTACTGCAACTGATTTACATTTGGTATTTGTTCCGCCAAAATCATGTGAATGCCAGGCAACAACGTCTTGCAAACGATTATAAGTCATACCTACTAAACTTCCGTCTGTTCTTACACACCATACAACACTAAATGGTTCTTGTTGATAATCCATTTGTATTATTCCTGACGATGATATGTGTTCAGATAAAATAGTTAAATCAGGAGCTAGGTAACCATCACTATCGAAGTTATAAGCAAGTTCTCTTATTTTTCTTTTTGCTCTTTGTAAAAATATTGTAGCGTTACCAATTGATAAAGCATCTACACCAGCTGAACCATAGTTAGATTGTTTTCTAATATTTAAATTTGTTGGTGTTATAGGATTGTCTGTTGCACCTGACGATACTGTAAACTCCCCTCCAGTTGTCATCACAATTAAAGTTCTTGTTGCTTTTATACTTTCTATTGCGTTGACCTGATTAGATGCGATTGTATAAATCATAGCATCTGCATCTGCGGTACCTGTAGTAAAATTTTCATAATCACCAGATTTAGAAAAAAATAAAGTTTGCGGATTATTAGTTGTGCCTGCAAAAACTAAACGTTGTTCAAAAAAACTTACACACTTTGGATTGTTATTAGTACCACTTAATTGATGTGTAGATGATGTTTCTGTAAAATTAACTGTTGTTAAAGTCCAAGATGTATGACCTGTTCTTGATAATTTTCTAACAGCGTGGTTCTTATGACATAGATACATAACGTCTGCACTTTGCGCGAACTTAATATCAAATACTTCTGTATGAAGGTAAGGTGTAGATATTTCAAATGCTGCACCTCCGGAAACAATTTGACCACTATCTTTGTAAAATCTTATGTACTGGTCGCCAAACTCTAAAATGTAAGTTTGTGTTGTAGAAAAACTAAATGGTATTAGTCTTGTATTGTTTGCTGAATTTTTTACTTCAGATATAAAATGCGTTCCAGGTCTTCTAGTTACTGGACCATGAGGTTGTACAACAAAATTATTTATTAACGTTCCTGCAGAAAAATATTTTGAAAAATCTGTACGACCTTCCATTCGTGGTGATAATTCACCTGCTGTAAAACTAGGAACTGATAATAATGCTTTTGGCATGTTATAATCTACTGTTTATAAAATCATCTGCAGATACATTGTCTGTTGGACCTAATGTTGCGTCCGTATTGTAGCCTTCTCCAGCATCAGCATGTCTTGCTTCAGATAATTTAAATTGAAATTTCTCGTTCATTCTTGTTGCTAATGTTGCATTTGCTGTAACCGCATAAGCAATATCAGCTGCTAAAGCTGCAGATATAGTTTCTCTTAACAAAACGTCCATCTCGTTAGGGTCTGTTATGGCTGCAACATATACTAATTGGCAACTATCATCGTTAGTTAAAATTTTTCTACCTTCTATTTTGTAGTTGCTGCTAAAATTTTTTATTTGTAAAACTCTTAAAGCATCACTTGGTAAAGTATATTGTTTTGCAAATCCCCAATCAGGTATAGCTGTATCAGCAGCCAATGATTGTCTTTTGATTGCAGAGTTCCATGGGTGTGAACGTAAAACACTATCTCTTATGGTATTAAATCTTGCGTTACACAATCTACCATTTTTAGAATTTTCTGTTAATGATAAAATTGTACTAGCACCTAATTGATTTAATGCTGAGTTACAAATTTCTACTACACTAGCCATTTTGTTTTTTCTCCTTAATTAAATATTTTCTTCTTAATTTTCTTGGTGTTGTTAATTGCC